CACCAAGTATTAGTCCTTCACTTTCTCCATCGTTAAGTCCATCTTTAAGTCCAAGTATTTCTCCAAGTGCTTCTCCAAGTGCCAGCATAAGCCCAAGTTTATCACCTAGTGTATCTCCAAGTCTAAGCCCTTCTTTATCAGAAAGTATTTCTCCATCAGAGTCCCCAAGTGCTTCAATATCGCCAAGTATCAGTCCAAGTTTATCACCATCATTAAGCCCAAGTATCAGTATCTCTTTGTCTCCGTCAGTTAGCCCAAGTTACAGCCCTTCTATTTCACCTTCATTAAGTCTATCAATAAGCCCAAGTTTGTCTCCTTCAGCTTCTATATCACCGAGTCTATCACCTTCATTTTCGCCATCATTATCTCCAAGTATTTCTTTATCGTTAAGTCCATCAGTATCACCTTCAGCAAGTATTTCACCATCACTATCGCCAAGTATAAGTCCTAGTCTGTCCCCATCATATTCATCAAGTCTTAGTCCGAGTATCTCATTAAGCATAAGTCCATCAGAAAGTCCTTCAGAGTCTATTTCACCAAGTATTAGCCCAAGTCTATCTCCAAGCTTATCACCCTCTTTGTCACCATCGTTAAGTCCTTCTGTCAGTCCATCTTTATCACCTTCTTTGTCTCTAAGCTTGTCACCAAGCTTATCGCCAAGTATCAGTCCAAGTTACAGTCCTTCTTTATCTCCAAGTATCAGCCCAAGTATATCTCCAAGTGCTTCTATTTCTCCAAGTGTATCACCAAGTTTAAGTCCATCATTAAGTCCAAGTTACAGCCCAAGTATTTCACCGAGTATATCTCCTTCTCCATCACCAGGGTGGAAGGAATATACTAGGGGAGACTATGTAGAATTACCTTTAACTGCTAACAATTTAGAAACCAATTATTCAACCCAAGATGTAGCAGATGTAGCTTTTGATGATACTGCAAGAGTTCCGCAAACAGCAACAGGACAATATGCTATACACCAGTTTAAAGATTATGCAGTAAGTAATTCTATGGTTGTAACTTGTGTAGGACGTTCAAATATAAACTGTTCTGTAAGACCAGTGTATTTACAGATTTTTAATCATATATCCAGTGAATGGGAAACGATTGATAGTGATAATGAAACTGAAGCCAATATTGAGTTTACTTTAGAAGCAGAAAAAACTGATTTAAGTAATTATAAAGATGGAAGCAATTTAATAACTTGTAGAGTGTATCAACAGGCGCAATAACATGGCTTTCACTTACGACAACAATAAAGCTAACACGGCCAGGGCAAAAACCAATCCCCTGACCTGTGCTATAACTATTCCTGCCGGGTCTGACCTGCTGGTCCTTACTGTTGCGTGTGGTGTGAGTCTGCCTGGGGATACTCCTACGTGTGGTGTTGACTCCCCCTATAATGCATATTCATTTGTTCAAGCAGGCACTGGTTATGGACCTGGCAGCGGCGAAGGTTCTGTTCAGATTTGGTATCTAATCAATCCGCCTTCAGGATCAGTTACTATAAGTCATCCTAATGCCGGTGGACTTTATCTTACTCTTGAAGCAGCGTCATGGACAGTAGACTCTGGATATTCAGTAGCATTACGTACAGCAAATGGAAATAGTGTTGCTACCGGTGCCAATCCAACTACCCCAACATTGACAGTGGTTGCTGGTGATTTGCTTATAGCAGTCTGTTTACATGATGATAATTCCTGGGCACCGTCTGCTAGGACTGGAACTTCTCTTTACGAGATTGATGATGGTACTTACGGGGATGGTGCCCAATATTTCATTGCTACCGGGACAAGCCATGCACTTTCATGGACTGAATCAACAGATGACCATTACTCCACGGCAATAGCCGCATTTAAACAAACTGGTCCTTCTTTTAGTCCTAGCATTTCACCATCAGCATCACCTTCAACTTCGATAAGTCCTTCTTTATCACCCAGTATCAGTATCAGTATAAGTCCATCTATTTCCCCAAGTATTTCTTTGTCATTAAGTCCATCTATTTCTCCGAGTTCTTCAATTAGTCCATCATTAAGTCCTTCGATTAGTCCATCTTTATCAATAAGTTTATCACCATCAATTAGTCCTTCTATATCACCTTCTATAAGTGAATCAATTTCACCAAGTATTTCACCAAGTTTAAGCATAAGCATCTCACCAAGTATTTCACCATCTGTATCTCCATCTATTAGTCCGAGTTCAAGCATTAGTCCAAGCCTGTCTCCAAGTATATCACTAAGCCTTAGCCCATCAATTAGTTTATCAATTTCACCAAGTCTTAGTCTGTCAATAAGTCCTAGTGTAAGCCTTTCATTAAGTCCTTCCATTTCACCTTCTTTCTCATTAAGTATAAGTCCATCTGAATCACCTTCTCAATCAATTTCGCCTAGTTTGTCTCCAAGTATTAGTCCAAGTATTTCTCCGTCACTATCGCTATCTGAATCTCCATCATTAAGTCCAAGTATTTCACCAAGCACTACAGCAGAATTAACTTTAGAGATTGATTTATGGTCAGTTGTATTTACTGCGGTAAGTTTTTCACCTTCTTTATCGCCTTCGTTAAGTCTGTCAATTAGTCCATCAGTATCTCCTTCAGCATCTATTAGTCCAAGTCTAAGTCCATCACTGTCTCTGTCTTTGTCTCCTTCGATTTCTCCAAGTTTAAGTCTGTCAATTTCTCCATCAATCAGTCCAAGTATTAGTCCATCAATTAGTTTAAGTATTTCGCCAAGTATTAGTCCTTCAGCAAGTATTTCTCCTTCGTTTTCACCAAGTCTATCTCCAAGTATTTCTCTGAGTATCAGTCCAAGTTTAAGCCCGTCTCTATCGCCAAGTCTTTCCCCTTCTTTGTCTCCGTCATTAAGTCCTTCACTATCACCTTCTATAAGTGAATCAATTTCTCCAAGTGTAAGTCCTAGTGCATCTATATCTCCATCAATTTCACCATCAGTATCACCAAGTATTTCAGAAAGTTACAGTCCGAGTCTCAGTCCTTCAATAAGCCCAAGTATTAGTGAAAGTATTTCGCCTTCATTATCACCAAGTATAAGTCCATCTTTATCTTTGAGTATCAGTCCATCAGTTTCACCATCAGCATCAATTAGCCCGAGTTACAGTCCATCAGTATCCCCAAGTTTATCTCCTTCATTGTCTCCAAGTTTAAGTCCATCTTTGTCACCAAGTTTAAGTATTAGTATCTCACCGAGTATTTCACCAAGCTTATCACCAAGTTTATCTCCAAGTTATAGTCCGAGTGTATCTCCTTCAGCATCTATTAGCCCTTCGTTGTCTCCGAGTTTATCGCCATCTTTATCACCTTCATACAGCCCAAGTGTAAGTATAAGTCTCAGTCCAAGTATTTCTCCTTCACTAAGCATAAGTATAAGTCCAAGTTTGTCTCCTTCGCTCAGCCCAAGTTTAAGCCCAAGTTTTTCACCTAGTTACAGTCCAAGTCTTAGCCCAAGTCTGTCTCTATCAATTTCTCCTTCAGTTAGTCCTTCTGCTTCTTTGTCACCTTCATTAAGTCCAAGTTTTTCATATTCTGTACCACCGACTTCTTTTTCACCAAGTATCAGTCCATCAATAAGTCTATCTATTAGTCCATCAGAAAGCCCTTCAGCTTCGATTTCACCTTCATACAGTCCAAGTCTAAGTCCTTCTCTATCACCTTCTCTATCACCATCTTATAGTCCATCTATAAGCCCATCAATTAGTCCAAGTATTTCTTTATCATTAAGTCCTTCACTATCTTTAAGTATTAGTCCTAGTCTATCTCCTTCAATCAGTATAAGTTTGTCTCCTTCTTTATCGCCATCAATATCAGAAAGTATATCTCCAAGTCTATCTCCTAGTATCAGCCCATCAATATCAGAGAGTCTATCACCTAGTGTTTCTCCAAGTATAAGTGAAAGTATTAGTCCGAGTTACAGTCCAAGTTTAAGTCCTTCCATATCAGAGTCTTTGTCACCTTCACTATCACCAAGTTTAAGTTTTTCTTTATCACCTTCACTATCACCTAGTATTTCCCCAAGTGTTAGTCCTTCATATAGTCCAAGTATTAGTGAAAGTCTATCCCCAAGTTTAAGTCCAAGTTTATCTGTTTCTCTATCTCCTTCGCTATCTCCAAGTCCATCAGAAATCAGTTCATTTTCTCCAAGTTTAAGTCCATCATTATCAGAAAGTATTTCTCCATCAATTTCTCCTAGTGAATCACCAAGTATTGTCTCAAGTATTAGTCCTTCATTGTCTCCGTCTTTGTCAGTAAGCTTTTCTCCAAGTATAAGTCCATCAATTTCTATAAGCATTTCACCAAGTATATCTCTAAGTTTATCTCCATCTATTTCACCAAGTTTATCACTATCAATCAGTCCAAGTATTTCACCTTCAATTTCATTAAGTATCAGTCCAAGTATTTCGCCTTCATATAGTCCAAGTAAATCACCAAGCTTCAGTCCTTCTCTATCTCCTAGTATAAGTATAAGTAAATCACCGAGTCTATCTCCAAGTATTTCGCCTTCATTGTCTCCATCAGCTTCACCATCAGCAAGTGTTTCACCTTCAATGAGTGGTAGTAAATCACCATCAATCAGTCCAAGTCCAAGTCCATCATTTAGCAGAAGTAAAAGTCCAAGTTTATCGCCAAGTCTGTCCCCATCAATACAAATGGTCTACTCTACAAGACAACAAATGGGTTGGATAACACTTGGAAGATGGATTGGTGGACCTTGGCCAGGGAGAAGATAAATGGCTCGTTTGAAGAAAAAACAACATACAGAAAAAGAAGTTAAAACAGGAAGAAAATTTGTTCCTTCTATGGATTTAGGTAATGTCAATTTTGAAAGCCTTGTTCCAGATAAATTAACAGAGCAAGCGTTAGTAGAACAACTTAATTTCTTTAAGAATTATAAAAAGAATCCTTTAGATTTCTTTTGGCATGAGTTGGGTGTCAGTACAGAGAAATGGCCTAATGATGCTCCTCGTGCTTCTCATGATAGGAAGAATCCTCCACTTTGGAGTAAGCAAAGAGAAATAGTTCAAGCATTGGTTAAGTATAGAAAAGTTGCAGTGAAGTCTGGACACAGTTCTGGAAAAAGTTTTCTTGCCGCCAGGCTAGCTTTGTATTTAGCTTATGCTTGGCACGCCTTGGGAATTACTACTGCTCCTACTTTTAGACAGGTTAAGAGGGTTCTATGGGGTGAAATCCATCAAGCTTATAATGATGCACCAAAAAAGTTAGGGGGGAAACTTACTCAAACTTCCCTTGAATTGGGAGATAAATGGTTTGTTGAAGGATTCAGCACTAAAGATCCGGCTGCAAATATAGCAGGGTTCCATGAAGAAACTGTTTTTGTCATAATTGATGAAGCAGGTGGTGTGGAAAGTATTGTTTTTGATGTTATTGAAGGTATTTTGACTTCTCCTAATTCATTTGTGTTTCTTATTGGTAACCCTCTTGATGAGAAAGGAAAATTTGCTGAAATCTTTCAAGGGATGGAAGATAGAGATGGTTATAACCCAAAATCAGGTTATTATTGTATAACAATTAATTGTTATGATACTCCAAATGTTAAACATGGCTTAAATCTCTATTCAAAACTTTGTGATAAAGATTGGCCTGATAAGATGGCTGAGAAATGGGGGAAAGATTCAAACTTATTCAGAGTAAAAGTTTTAGGTCAGTTTCCAGTTGATGGCGGAGATGTTTTAATTCCTTTCAAATATATTCAAAAAGCCTTTGATACTTATGAGGAATATGAAGAAAATAAACAGGATCCGGTAATTGTACTTGGTGCGGACATAGCTCGCTTCGGCGCAGACTCTACCGTTATTATGGCTAGGAGAAAATCAGGTCGTTGTGATATACTGGAGGTCACAGAAAAAGAAAGGGAAACTGAGACTGTAGGAAGATTAATTTTTCATTATGAAAACTTCAAATCTATGAGGCAAGAGCCACAATGTATCAATGTTGATGATACAGGTCTTGGTGGTGGTGTGGTTGATATGCTTTGGGAAAGGAACTATCCTGTTAATAGTATCATCTCTCAAGAAGGAGCAGATGAAGTAGAAGGTGATGATCGGGTAAGATTTGCAAATAAAAGGGCACAGAATTATTGGAAGTTAAGAACTGCTTTTCACGAAGGGAGAGTTGCTATTAATGATTGGGAACTTGGATATGAATTATCCAAGATTACTACAGATAAGTTTTTAAGTGAAGGAAGAATGAAGATTTCTGATAAAGATGATTTAAAGAAAAAAATAGGACGTTCTCCTGATAGGGCAGATTGTCTTATGCTATGCTTTGCTGAAGACGAACTAGTTTCCGGTCAGGATTTAATAGCTTGGATATAAGGAGATGGAAATGCAAACATCGTGGTTAAATTTAATTGAGCATCTTTTCATTGGTTTCAAGTGGACAATCATTTTTGGGTCATTCTTTGGTTTTGCGGCCTGGTTTGTTCACTATCTTATCAGTGATGAAACCAAAGAAGGGATTGCTAAGAGGGTGAAGAAATGAGCAGATTAAATACTCTTTTTTCTGTGATGAGGAAGACAGTTAATCTTCCTTCTACTTGGTTGTTCATTTCCAGTTCTCCAGAAGATAAAGAAGGGGTGATGAATGATGTTTACACTGGGGTGGAATTAGCTTATTCCTGTATTAGTTATACAGCAAAAGCTATTGCCCAAGTACCTTTGCGTTTGATGAAGTATTCTAGGACTGGGAGTGATCCTGTTCCAGATAATCATCCTCTTCAAAGGATAATCAATCGACCTAATTACATGACAAATAGTATTTTGTTTCTAGAAGGAATAATTGTGAATTGGTTGATTGATGGAAATGTTTGCATTATTCCTTTTCCAACTCCAGCTGTTCCTGATTCTCTTTGGATTGCTGGATGGAAGTATATGGATTATAAAATAAATACTGTTAACGGTCATTTGGAGTATTGGGAATATAAGCCAAATGGGATAACAGTAGCTAAACTTGCTCCAGAAGATGTGCTTCACTTGAAATTTCATAATCCAAACGATCCTGTTGAAGGTCTTGCTCCTGCTACTGCTGGTCGTTTGCCTATTTTGGAGTTTTACAAGTCTTCTCGTTATAATCAAGCATTTTTTGACAATGGAGCTATGCCTGGTGGCATTTTGTCTGCTCCTGGAAAGATTCATAATGATGTTCTTGAAAAGACTAGGGCACAGTGGAGAGAGAGACATCAAGGATATGATAAGGCCCATGACATTGCTGTTTTACAGCAAGGCCTGACTTATACGGCAGTCGTTCCCTCTCATAAAGATATGGACTTCATAGAATTACGCAAATCTGATGAAGATGCAATAATGCGTATCTATGGAATGAAGAAAACAATCCTTTCTAAATCGGACTCGGCGAACTATGCCATCTCAAGAGAGGAAAGGAAAGAATGGTGGATGGGTACTTGTCTGCCATTAATGAGGATGATTGCTGATTCTTTAACTTTTGGTCTTATCCGAGATAATCAAAACCTTCGTTATGAGTTTGACACAACAGTTATTGAAGCTCTCCATGACGATACAGATACAGCAGTTAAAACAATGGAGAGATTGTTTCGGATGGGGTTTACTCGAAATGAATTGAATCGACGGTTTCATTTGGGGTTTGATGAAAAGGAATGGGGAAATGTTGCATTTGTCCCTGTTAATATGATGCCTGTTAATCAAGGTCCAATTGTTAATCCAGGACAAAATGTTGCAGATTCCCCTGGCGTAGATGCGCCTGTAAATAACCAACTACAAAATATGAAAAACTTTATATCTAATGGGTTTCCTGGATTTTTGAAGATGTGCAATCCAGAAACTACTCGTTTTCTGGAAAAGTATAGGAAGTTCTTCTTTGATATGAGGTCTAAATGCCTTAAAGTATTTAGGAATGATGGTAAAGAAGCCATTATAAACATCAATTTTGACGATGAAATCAACCGTTTCCATCAAACTTTAAATTTTGAGTTGGAGGGTCTGGTTGATAACGGACGTCAATTTTTTTCGGATTCTTTTGACTTTGAGCTTGACAACAGTCCTTCCTTTATAATATCAGAAGATGTAAGGGACGTTTTTGTTCGAGAGCGTAAAGCTGTTTTTACTGGGGTGGTTGCAGAAGTACATAAGACAGTTCTCAACCTACTCCAGAAAGAAACTGAAAAAGATGTAATTGATAAAGGAATCAGACAAATCTTTAATGTTGTTGATAAAGAAGTAAAAGGACTGATAAAAAATGAAATTCAAAAGGTTTTTGATTTTGCCTCAATTAATTGCTTAAAGGCGATTGAGGAACCTGAAAGGGAGGGAGAGGAATAATGAGTTATATACTGAAAGGTCCAGATGATAAAC